GTCCGTACTCAATAAGAATAATTATGGGTATATATCTCCGGCAGACTTTAACTTGTTTGCTAAACAAGCACAGCTTACAATTTTTGAGAACTATTTCTCAGACTATAATAACGCTTTAAACAAAGAAAATGCACGTAGGTCAGGCACTGAGTATGCCGATGCCTCTAAAGGTATCTCAGAGTCTATAGATATCTTCTCTGTTACAAATAACTTGTCTATTGTTACTGCGGGAGCTAATGTATATAACCTTCCTTCTATAGCAACTACTTCAGATGACTTCTACCTTTTAAACAAAGTCTTATGTTTTACAGATGCAACTCCTGCGGTATTTACAGGAGAAGCAGAGGCTGTTACACATAGTAAAATTACTATGCTGAATAACTCTATGTTACTAGCTCCTACTACAGCTTTCCCTGCTTATACTATTGAGGGTAATCTTTTAACTGTTTTCCCTGCTACTATTAATGAAGATAATCAAGTAGAAGCGCAATATATCCGTTATCCTTTTGACCCAAATTGGACATACTCTGTAATTACAGGAGGAGAACCTGTGTTTAACGATAGTCAAGCTGACTTCCAAGACTTTGAGATTCCTATTGATGATGAACCACAGTTAGTAAATTTAATTCTACAGATGTGCGGTATATCTATTCGAGAGATGGATGTGTATACATACGCACAAGCTGAAGAAACTAAAAACCTTCAACAACAAGCATAATGCCGTATATCACAGATTATAATTATTACGAGAATGAAGGTGCTACACCTGCTAATGCAAATTGGGGGTCGTATCAATTTGTCTCTCTCTCTGATATCGTAAACAACTTTATGTTAATTTACAGTGGAAACCACTCTCTTGTAAATAACGAAGACAGATTTAAAGTTCTCTTCCATGCTAAGAGAGCTATCATGGAGCTCAATTACGATGCCTTTAAAGAGATTAAAATCCTTGAGCTATCTGTAGGTGAGGCTTTGAGGTATATCCTCCCTCAGGACTACGTTAATTGGGTTCGCATTTCTTTATATGAGAACGGTACGCTATTTCCTTTAAGTGAGAATGTCCAAACAAATTGGAGTAGTGCATATATACAGGACAATGCTGCAAAGATTTTATTTGACCAAAACGGAAATGTCTTAAAGCCTGAGTTCTCTGATATGTCTTATCAGCGTATTATAGGGAGTAAAAGAAGTATATACCTAAATGCTAACAACCCTTATAATGGAGTTGAAGGATGGGAGTTTGAAGGAAATTGGTATTTCTCTTATGGAATAGGTGGGCATTTTGGATTAAATACTGAAACTGCAAATGTTAACCCTACTTTTTCTATAGATAAAAAGGGAGGTGTAATTAATTTTAGTTCAGGCATGAATGATAAATTGGTAACGCTTGAGTATGTATCTGATGGTATGGAAAATGGTAATGACGCTAGCGTAACTGTTAACAAACTGTTTGAGGAATTTGTATATGCTTATATCCGTTATTCTATCCTTAACTCTAAGTTAGGTGTTCAGGAGTATGTTGTATCGCGAGCACGCAAAGAGAAAGCTGCGTTACTTCGAAATGCTAAAATTCGTCTAAGTAATATTCATCCGGGCCGTTTGTTAATGAACATGCGAGGCAAAGACAAATGGTTAAAGTAATATGGCAAATACTATAAGGAATTTCATTGCGGGTCGCATGAACAAAGTCGTGGATGAGAGACTTATCCCGGACGGAGAATATATTGATGCTTTAAATATCCGACTTGGTTCTACTGAGTCTTCGGAAGTCGGGTCTGTAGAAAACTCTAAGGGTAATGACAGGCTGACTACTCTTGAGTATATAGACGGAACAGTTTTAAGCGTTGATGCCACATGTATAGGAGCTTATGCTGACGGAGAGCAAGAGACTATGTATTGGTTTATCCATGATGAAAGTTTTACTGTAGGAGCTACAGGGAAGTTGGACCTTATTGTTTCTTACAATACCACAACTTTAACACTTACCTATCACGTTATAAGTATTGACGATGGAGGAGGTGTTAACACTGCTCTTAATTTCTCTAAGACATATCTTATTACAGGGATTAATTTAATAGATAACCTGTTATTTTTCACTGACGATTTAAACCAACCTCGGAGGATAAACGTTAATAAAAACTACGGTAACCCTACAAGTGGAGTAGACACAGATATGTTCTCTGCTGAGGATATCCTTGTTGTAAAAGCACCCCCTATTGCTGCGCCTACTATCGCTCCTTTTAGTCTCGAAGGAGAAGATAACTTTTTAGAAGACCGACTTATCTCTTTTGCATACAGATATAAATATGAGGACAATGAGTACTCTGCTATATCTCAGTTTTCTGCCCCTTCTTTTGTGCCTGAGCAATATAATTTAAGCAACGAGTCTTACCTAAATGAAGGGATGGTAAACTCCACTAACGCATGTGTAGTTACTTATAACTCAGGAGGCCCTTTAGTAGTTGGTATAGACCTTCTTTTTAAAGAGATGACTAGCGATATTATCAAAGTTATCGAGAAGATAGACAAAGCGAATGATGGTATTGCAGATAATGTTTTTGAAACATTTTCATTTTCTAACAGCAAAATTTTTACTGTACTCCCTTCTTCTGAAATACTTCGACTGTATGATAATGTTCCTCTTTTAGCTAAAGCGCAGACCGTTATGGGCAATAGGCTTATGTACGGAAACTATGTAGATGGATGGGATTTAAAGAGAGGTAATGCGCCCACTCAATTTAACTATAGCACAGAACTTATTAGTGAACCGATTGGACTTGAAGACCTTTCTTATAACCGAGAAAGCTCTTTATATACTTGGATAGCAAATGTAAATCCAAATAATTCACAATTAAACCTTGATTTAAGCAATGTTGTAGAAAAATTAAAAATAGGGGCTACTATAGACCTTGACCTTTCTTTTACTCACTATGCTTTTGCAAATGGAAACCCTACTAGTCCTCCTATTGAAGAGTCTACAGACAGGCAATTAAATTTTTTATATACCCTCACTCAGAATTATAACTCGGTAAGTGAGCTGTATGCAAGTGTTGATTTTCAAGAAAAGATAGGTACAGTTTCAAATATACTTCCTGTATATAGCGCTACCGTCCCTACTTCTTGTAGTGGGTTGACTTTAACAGACCTTTTTAACTGTACTATAACTGACAGCTTGCAGGGAGGAGACCCAACTCCGATGTACAAGTATGCAAGTGGTATAACCGGGCCCGGAGAACCTGTACGAACCTCTCATCTAATCGGAAGTGACATTATTAACTTTCAGTTTCCTGCTATGCAGTTTGTTTCTAATGTTGCAACTCCCGGTACATATACATTTGAGTACTATTCTGTTAGTGTTCTTAATTCGACTTTCTCTGCTCTTGGAACTCCTCCAAGCCTTCATAGCAATCGCGGGTACGAAATAGGTATGGTATACATGGATGAGTTCAATCGTGCCACTACCGCCTTAGTAAGCCGAAACAACACTATCCATGTTGGGTGCAGCAAGTCTGCTAATAAAAATGAAATTAAGGTTACTATACCAACAACGCAAGTAGCTCCTGATTTCGCCAAGCGATATAAGTTTGTTATTAAACCTGATGAAACGTCATACGACACTGTATATACAAGTATATTTTTCTATGACCCTGTAACTGCAACTGATTACTTCTTACTTCAAGGAGAGAATGCTGCTAAAGTAGAAGAAGGGGATAGGCTTATTGTTAAAAGAGATGTTGATGGAGCTTTAAATAGTTGTAAATACGTAACTGTCCTTGAGAAAAAAGCTCAAGAACAAGACTTTATTGCACCTACAGACTCTACAGATACAGCTCTTTCTGTACCTCAAGGAGTATATATGCAGATTAGAAGCTCTGAATTTAATAGCTCTTTAACAGATAGTGCAGTCTTAAATCCCGGTACAAAAAACTATTGTGTAGGAAAAGACATATTTGATAATTTATTGTTTGTTGAAGCAGCTTATAACTTCTCTGCTTTATTAGACCCCGACTTGAACTATCCTACTGATGGAGATATATACCCTGTATATGATATCCCTGTAGGTAGTCGCATCCGTCTTAGATTTGAATTTTCTAGAAAAGGAACCGGAGATGGAGACGGAACATGTGAAAGAAGGATATATAAATTTGATGAAACATATGTCTCTAGTCAAACGTATGGTAATATAATTGATTGGTGGAATGGGGATAATATAGGGGAAACTATTGATGACGGAGAACAAGAGGTAGGAGGAGATGGAGAGCCTATTGAGAATGTATACATAACTCCGACTACAGCTAGTACCTCTACAGGTGGGGCGTATTATGGTCTTACTCCTTCTCTATACACTAACTACTATAGATGGTACATGCATCCCGTTAGTAATGAAATAAGATTAGCATTAACAGGAACTAAAGCGTGTGGAAGTGTAGAGAATGACAATAAAAAGTCTTGTATCAAAGCCACAATAGATGTAGCAAGAGCAGAGAATACTATTGTCTTTGAAACAGAGCCTGTAGATGCTTTACCTGATGTATGGTATGAGTCATCTGAATCGTATTCTATTGATGCCTCAGGATATCATGAAGGAAATGTACAGACTCAGACAGTCGCTCTACCCGCAATAATAGATACCGCTTTCTTTAATTGTTTTGCTTTCGGAAACGGAGTAGAGAGTTATAAGATTCGTGACTCCATGTCAGGGCGAGCTCTCGCTCTTGGGAATAGAGTTACCACAGTAGCCGCCCAAGATTTTAAGAGAGCAGACCGATATGCTGATATAACATACAGTGGGGTCTTTAACAATGAGTTTAACTTAAATAAGTTGAATGAGTTTAACCTTGGTCTCGCTAACTATAAACCTTTAGAAGAGTCTTTTGGTCCTATCGAAAAGATGTTCGCTCAAGATACCAATATCCTTGTCCTTCAAGAGGATAAGATATCGTATGTCCTTGCGAGTAAGAACCTTATCTCAGACTCTGTAGGAGGAGGGGTAGTAGCTTCTATACCTGAGATTTTAGGTACACAGATAGCTAGAGTAGAAGAGTTTGGCATAAGTAATAACCCTGAGAGTTTTGCTCAATGGGGGCCGTCTAAATACTTTACTGATGCGAAGAGAGGAGCTGTTATACAACTCACAGGAAGTGGTCCTGCGGAATCTCTTGCAGTAGTTTCAGAAGCAGGTATGAGGAGTTGGTTTAGGGATATGTTTATCTCAAACTTTACTTCTCAAAAGCTTGGAGGGTATGACCCGTATATGAATGAGTATGTTCTTGGAAATAACCTTACTACTATACCTGAAGAGATATCATGCATAAAGTGTGGAGTAACCCAAACGTATTCTATACAGGGTAATAACGTAAGCGTGTGTTATAACCTTGGAGCTACGGTAGGAGATGTAACAATCTCTTGGCCTGCTCCCCTTGTAAGCACCACTTTTTCTTTTACTACTATTTATAATGGTGTTACGACTGTTCATAGTAATTATTCAGCTGCAGATACTGTAACGATTGTAAAAGACTCTGTTGAAGCCGAACAGTTGGATATTGTATTCTCCGTTCCTACAGCAGATGATACTGCTTTGGTTAACTTTTTAGTAGCGTGTCCTGTAGCGGATACCATTAATATTGTTTTAGTTACTCTAACTAACAATTCCGATGCAGGTAAAACAATTCATAATCAATATCGTTGGATAGACGGGCAATTTTCTTCTCCTACCCACTCGAATCAAATTCCATTTTTAACCTCTACAGACTCCCGTGTAGTCTCTCAATATTCTGAGATAACAGGGCCTCAAGGAGCGGGGATTATACCTGCTGAGGGAGCTACGGTGTATATGATTTCGGATAAGCAATCGACAGATGATTACAATTTAAACGTAGCTACAGATAAATTTTTATGGCTAAGGAGCCCTACTTTATATCCAAATACTGAAACAGGTATATCAAATTTACTTGCTGCTGCAGCGACTCTTACTCCTACGGGAACTACGCCTACTTTCTCGGCTAACTTTCCGATGCCTTCAACAAATAATAATGACTACCTCTATCTTGTTTGGAACTACTCAACAGCTACAGCAGTAAATTTATGTAGCAGCGCTATAAGTGCAGCAGATGCCTGTTGTGTATGTACATGTGGGGTCGGGAAATGTACAGAGTGGTTAATAAATAACACTACATCTTCTCAAGTAGTTCTAAATTATACAACTTGTGGGGGCGTAAAGACAAATATTACTTTAGGAGCTAATAACAGTGTTACCCTTTGTGCAGATGGAGCTATAACTATTGTTTCAGGACCAACAACAGGAGTTAATTTTACAATAACAGAGTG